GGGATCTTGCGCTCGAAGCGGTCGCCGCCGTACTTGGGAATACGCACCAGATGGCCCGGCTGCGCCCACACACCCTCGGGCCACAGCCGGCCGGTTTCGCGGTTGCGGAACGCGATCGGGCCGATCTGGATCACCCGGCCCAGCTGGGTGGTCACCTTGTTGAATTGCTTGGTGTCGTCGACCAGAATGAGGCCGGATGCGGTCTTGCTACGGACGGTGCGCAGCTGCACCAACACGCGAGTGCCGAGCGGCACGACGCCGGGGTTGACGTCGGGAAATGCCTCTTGGAGGCTGGAAGCTGGAATCATTTCGATTCTCCGAGTTGTGGCGGCCCGGTAAAACTGGCTGCGACGACGGGACCATTCGCCGCAGCCTTGGATCTTAGCGCTCTTCGCGTGCTTCGAGAACTGCTTCGAGTTCTTGCATCGCTTGCCGCAGGCCGTGAATCCGGCCCTGGAACACCCCGACCTCGTACATGTTGTCGAACCGGGCATTCGACAAGTCAGTACTTTCATCCCGGATGCGTTGGTGCATCCGGGCGATAAAGGTCGTGATCAGTACATCTTCGCTCATTTGGCGCAGGAGCAGCCGCCGGACTTTTTGGCCGACTTCTTGGCGGCCGGGGCCGGCTTCACCATGCCGCCACGGGCGTACGCACCCTGCTCGCAGCTGTCGCCCATGGCCATCCGCTTGTGCTGGTTAATCTTCTTCGACATCTTTGCCATTTTCGCCTCCGTTGGCGTTGTTCATGAAAGATTGTACCACACCTTCAATCAACTGGCGATCCTGATCTTGCTGGGCAATCATCAGCTGAGTGTCGTTATCATCCGTATTTTTCAGGATTTCAGTACGGAACCGGGTGTCATTGTCCTCGCGATTCTTTTGCAGCTCGACCTGTTGTGCGTGCGCCTTGGCCGTCTGTTCGGCTTGCAATCGCATCATCTGCAATTGCTCTTCGAATTGCTGGCGGGCGGCACGCAACTGCTGGTCAAACGAGTCGGCCGCGGCTTTCATTTGCAGCCGCATCGCCTCGACCTGCTGCTCAGCCGCTGCCTGCTGCTGGCGCAGCTGGATCTGTGCTCCGGCCTGCTGCTGGCTCATCATCGCCCGCTGCTGCTCGATCTGGATCTCGGCCTGATCGCGAGCCGCGCGGCGCTGGGTCTCGGCCTGTGCGATCTGGATGCTCGCTTGCACTTCCGGCGGCATCGGCTGCGGCGGCGTGCGGGCGGCGAGCGCCTGTTGGATCTGCTGGATGCGCTGCAACATCGGCTGCACCTGCGGCGCGAGCATCATATTGACCTGTGCCACCAACTGCGGCGCCGCGGAGTCGTCCGAGAGTCCCAGATTGCTGGCCGCCTGCATGTACGCCACCGAGTGCAGATGGGCGATGTGCACCCCGACATGGTTCAGGATGGCCTCGATGACCGGCGGCGGCACGAGCGGGTTTTGTAGCACCCACGGCGCGGAGATATACTCCAGGTGTGCCGCGATGTGCGCCATGTGATCCTGCTCGATCACCGGTTTGATGGGCTTGCCTTGAATTGCGACGTGGTTCTCCGACACCGGATCCGAGGTGAGCGGTTCGGGCTGTTCGGGCAGGATCTCGTCGGGCTGTTGCACGTGCATCAGTTGCAACATCCGGCGGTAAATGCCATGGACGTTCCACTGCACCCGGGCATCCTGCGACATCTGCAGGATCGCCTGAATCTGCGCGAACCGTTGCGCCTCCGAGAAGATGTTCGGGTCGGATGCCGGGATGATATCCAGCGAACCGGTGAAGTCCTCCGGAGTAACAAGCACCTTGCCGAGATCTTCCTGCTGCATCTCAACGTCGAGGAATTTGGCGTTGATCCGGTGCAGAATCTCCAGCACTCGGGTCTGGCTGCGGTGCAGGCGCCCATGGATTGCCGAGAAAACTTTCGACCCCTGCTCGATCAGCGCCATCGCGGTGCCCACTGGCATCTGGTTGCCAGCCTCCGCGATCTTTTCCTCAGCGGTCGACACCACACCCTTTGCCGACTCGTTCAGGAACCCCAGCAGCTGGAACAATACCGGTGACGGCGGATTAAACGGCATCGGCATCGCAATCTTACGGATATCGTCGATGTTCGCTGGCGCCTCGATGTCGGTCACTTGGGTGATCGCAACCTGGGTGTTCTGCCCCACCACCCGGCCAGATTTTAGCTTGAGCATCGAGGCCGCGTTGTTGATGTGCGCCGAATCGAGCAGCGCGCGAAGCGCCCCGGTAAGTGCAGCCGAAAGCCCGCCGATTAGGTGGGGCAGCCCGATGCCGTAGGCGCCCCGCCACGGGATGAACTTGAATTCTACGATCCAGTCGAGCTTCTTGAAACTCGGATCCTGATCATCCCAATTCCGGAACACCCCCAGCACCCGCTCGGTGTGCTCGTCGATGTGGATCACGTACGGTGCCGCGGCGCCCCCGGCCAGATCGTCCGAGAGGGTGCGCCACGCGTACACCTCCAGCACCGCGCGCAGCCCGTCCTCGTTGTACGCGGTTTCCTCGGCACCCTCCACCCGATCGGTGGCGATGGCCGCGGAAGTTTGTTCCGGGGAGTTCGTCGGGGCGGCACCGCCGACATCGATGTAAAGCCCCGATTCGATCCGCTCTTCGAATTGCTGGCGGGTGACCAGCTGGCGATGGGTGACGCGGGGCGCCGTGTAGAAATTAGTTGCCGCGTACGGCACCAGAATCTCGTCGATCGGCACGAACTCCGCAACCGGGCGGCGCAGCGTCGAATCGTACCGCACCTTCATGTACTGCGAGCCGCCGAGCGGGAGCTGCGACAGCAGCTGTTCCATCTCGTCGTAGTACTCGGCCATCTGGTGCGTGAGCTGCCAGTTCATGAACTCGCGCTTGCGCTCGCCGCGCTCGATTACCACCCGGTCGAGTTCGCCCACGAAGTCAGTGCGGACCGGACCCGACGCCGGGAACAGCTCCTTGATCGCTGCCGATGCAAAATCGACCGACGCCTCAGCCATCACCGGATGGACGACGCGGGAGGCGCCATCGAACTCCGCGCCCCCGGGGGCGTCGTTGCCCAGCCCGGTGCGGCGGATGCCTTCTTCGTACTGCTCGTCGCGCTTTTTGCGCGCTTCGCGGTCGCGCTCGATGAGTTCGATCAGGTCATCGGCCACCGCCCGCAGCTCGTCTTCAGGCAGCGCTTCGGCCAAGTTCTGGTAAAAATCCTCGGTGTTCAACTCGGTAGTTTCGAGTTCCGGGATCTCCACCGAACCATCGGCGTTCTCGATGTAGTCTTCGGGCAAATCGCCTTCGCCCAGCGGGTTCATGCCGAGAGCCATATCACTTCTTTCCTTTCTTCGGGGTCTTCGCACCACTCCGGCGCGCGGTCTCGAGGGCGATAGCCACCGCTTGTTTCTGAGGCCGGCCCGCTTCCATTTCGGTCTTAATGTTTTCCGAAATCGTCTTGCGGCTCTTTCCTTTCTTCAGCGGCATGGTGTCAGCCCTCCATCAAGTACCCGATTGTACCACCAAGATCCATTCGCCGCCAGTTGCCGGCCGGTGCACGCACCACACCGCCATCAGCAAACCATTTGGGGACACTACTATAAGCTGCGTCGTCCGGCCATACTCGAATGTTTATATCCTTCATTTCGCCGCCAGTAACATAGTCCGGGATTTCGACACCGGCTTCTCGAATGCGCCGTCGTTCGTTCTCATTCCAGAGATCCGTCGATCGGCGGAGGCCGGTGTTTTCAACATCGCGTACTTCATTCCACCGCGCACCTAGCGGGTTGTTGCGAACAAAATCCTGCACAAAGGGTAGGTACTCGTCCTTCGGCCGTTTGTTAGCTTTGCCCTTGATCTGTTCAATTTTGAACGCGGGGCCGAAGAATGACGCCACCGATTGATCATCGGGGTATTTGGATAGCATGTAATCTTTGAAGGTAGCGATGTCCCCCGGTGAGGGATTTCCGTTCACGCGCCTGACCAAATCCCTGTAAAACTCGGGCCATTCGTTCTTGATGATAGGATTTTCGTCCACAGCCCCCGGCCTTCCTACCCACTCCCCGGCGGGTTTAACCTCGACCGTCACGTGAGGCTCACCCTTGGCGTCACGAAGCGAGAAGATCCGGGATTTTCCTTCCAGTACATCGGGGCAGTAGCCGCCGACGCAGTGGCCCATAACATCGCCCTCATACTTCAGTTGCTTAGCCAATTCGTTTGCTGCCGGATCTTCATATTCACCCGCACCCACATAGGCTGTGTTTGTTCCTTCAGGTGCCCGCAACTCCACCCACCGCAACCCTTTGGGGTTAGGTAGCTCCGGAGTGTCGGGATACTCTCGGATGGCCAATGCTTTGTTGGCGAGCTCCTGATTTGCAGCGATTTTCTGCTCTGCTCGCCATTTGTTGATAGCATCGACGTGGCGGACGGCCTTCTCCATGCCCATCTGTTCCATCTTTTCGGGCGTGAGCCAGAATTTCCGGGGCAGTCCGCCCGCCTCACCCATGAGCGAGTTATCCAGCTCGTCGGTGATGTGACTGAGCCCCAATGCGTTTTCGGGGAACGGACGGCTCCAAGTTGACGGGCCGAAATGATACACCGTCGCGGTTGGGTCTTTTTGCATCCATGCTGGAGAAACCGGAGTTGTGTACTCCGATGCCGGGCCGCCGACGATCATCTCATCAACAAGGTTCTCCCAGTACCGGCCCTCGCCGGAGGACAATGGTTCGCGGGGCTGATCGAGCATCTGTCGTTTAAGGGCCAGATCCGCATCCGCCATACCCCGGTAATCCATCAACGACTCGGGTGGCACATGGTAAACACCCTCATCGAACAGTCGCCGCACCGGATCTTGCTCGGTGCCGATGTCGCGCTTGAGGTACTTGGTTAGCGGACCTTCGATCCAGCGCCCGAGCGCCTCTCCAGAACGACCCAACTCGGGATTGCCCATCTGCTCACGCAGCGCCGCAAGCCGTTGTGGATCGGTTTCACCGAGCCTTTCAAACAAATTGCTGATGGAACTTTCAACGTCGCCAGGAATCCAGTTCCCGCCACGCGGCTTGATCACACCAGCGAGCATAGCCCCGAGCGCGCCTTTGGCCATGCTAGCGCCAGGAATGAGCATTTCGGCCATTCCAGTGAGCTCACCAGCTTCATACCCCTGCTGTGATCCCGGATACATGACAGAAGCTCGGCTGGGTGCGCCGGCATAACCGCGCAAGGCCTCAAGCGCGGACATACCCCGCATGCGCTCGGCTTCAGGGTTGATGAACCGGGTACCACGGGTGGGAATACGGGGGGTAGCCATTTTATCAATATCCTCCGCCGGAGCCGGCCGGCAACGTTTCGAGTTGACCGCGTTCGATCATTTCCCGGATTTTATCACGGGCGGCGGCGTCTTCCATCCCTGCCAGCCGAATCCCGGCTTCATTGTTGTACTCATCCATCCGCGTCGAGCGACGGTCGGCACCCAACGAGAGCATCTCGTACAACCCGCCCATCAGCCGAGTAGTGCCGGGGCCGTACCGGCGGGCAAGACGGGAAGCGGCGTAAGCGTGGCGGGCGGCGTCACCGGGACCATCTTCGCTGGCGCGGGGAAACTGGCGGCCGAACTCGACCGACTCCTCATAAATTCGGGAGGCGTCGGGCATCAGGTAGGAAGCGGCGCGAGCCAAACCCCCGGCAGCAAACCCCAGTCCCGCACGGCCGGATTTATCGGGGTCGAAATCCGCGAACCAGGACCGCACGGCTGAGGGGTCAGTGACGATGTAAGCGCGGGGATCGGCGACGCCCCGGGTTTCGCCGGGTGACTGGTTGATATACTCGATGCCCGAGAACCCCTCGCGGCCAAGTTTATTGGCATATGCGCGGGCGGCGCGTTCAAGCCCGGGGATGTTGGAGAACATATAAGCGTCGTAATCTTCGATCAACTTGGCCGGCGATTCGTAGCCATAGATCGGGAGCATCCCACGCGGCATTTCGGGGTCCTGGAACCGGAGCCTCGCGTACTCGCGGGTCGGATCGATGCCCTCCGGGATCAGTTGTGCGACGCGCTCCAGCGGCAGCGGTTCGAATCGGGAATTCACCAACAGCGGGTCGCCGCGTTCGTACCGGCGGATCAGCTCCTCCGGCGCCTCACGGCCAGTCCGGCGACTGCGCATGTACCACTCGATGAAATCATCGGGGGACACCTGTTCGAGGATTTCCGATCGCAGCGGCCCCCATTGAGAATCACCCTCGACGCGTTTGAACTCACCCCGGAGCCACACCGGCAGGACGTTACCCCCGGGGTGTAGTGCCGACCCCGACTCGGAAGTGAGCCCGGGCTGCGGGGACCATGCCGAGGGGTTGATCGCATAATCGCCTACCGTGAACGCGTCGGTCATCCGGGGATCCGCCGCGAAATGTGGGCCGAGCATCCGATCGGCGGTGCCCTCACCGGGCTTCAAAACATCTTCCAAAATTTCCGCCGATCGCGTGCCATGGTATGCGGGGCGGGTGAAACCCTGTGCGATCCGTCGGGCAATACGGGAAAGTGCGCCGGCCATTTTTCGGTTACTCCCAAATTTCTTCATCAAGTTCGTATTGATCGCCCACCTCGTCGAGTAGTCGCTGCCAGTCCTCTTCCGGCATGCTGACCGGGCGGCCACCCTGGATGGCGTCGAGGAAATCCCCGAATTGTTCCTCCGGGATGTCGCGGGCAATGCGTACCAGTTCGTCGGCCTGATCGGGCGAGAAACCGATCTCCAGCAGGTCGTCGACGGTACCGTGGCGGGCGATGGACAACGGTTCAGCCATATCCCCGGCAACATCGATCACATCGCGGGTGAGGAAGTCTGCGTGGTCGGCCATCATGCGCGAAAGCGACGACCAAAGCGGGACGGCCGCACGGCGGGCTGCCATCGGTGCCACTTCCTCAGCGGTCGCTGCGGCTGCGCGGGCAAGAGGGGCCGCTCCTTCCTCTAGCACTTGCCGCACGGGGGTAGGTACCGCCGAGGCCGCCGCAGCGGCTCCGAGACCCCCGACGGTGCGCAGGAAGCCCCGTCGCGATTCGGAGGGCGTGGCGGTGGGAATCTGCCGCGCAGCCATCCGCCCGAGAGCTCCCGCGCCTTTTAGCCCGAGCGCTCCGATACCGGCGATGTCGGCGCCCAAAAACGCGGTGTCGGCCAGCCCTTCGGCGCGGCCGGTCTTGAGCTGTGGAATCAACGAGCCGGTGCCGCCGCCGACCACCCGCATCGGGGCGTTGCCGTACGACCACTCCTGCATTTCCTCTGGAGCCCGGCCGAGCAGCAGATCGCCCACCCCCATGTCGATGACCGGGATTTGCGCTCGGTTGCCGAACTCTTTTGCCGCCTGCAGTCGTTGAGCAATCGCGGCCAGTGCAGCATTCTGCGGCGATGCGGTGATTCGGTCAGCCATTGGCGGGTCCTTTATGCTCCGTACGGGTTTACTATTCTGCGGCGATCGTCCGCGTACTCGGGTTCATGCTCTTCATACACCTGCAAATCCAGCCACCCGTTGTCCCGCAGCCAGATCGTGGCCTGGGTCCAGGTGTCGACGTAATCGTCATTGGCCGCGTTCGGGAACTTCTCGCATTGCGCGAGGAACTCACGAGCCCATGTTGCGGGTTTCCCGGCTTCAGCACCGGATTCTGGGATGTAAAAGCATTCGGTTTCGAGCAGCGGGGTCGCGCGATGTGCCCGCGCTATTTTGTCCGCCCTGCCCGGATTGTACGCCATCGCAGGGACGTTGGCAAGGCGCAGATCCTGCAGCAGCGAAATCCCGGAAGATTTCTCCTCAACCAAGATGTTGTCCGCCCGCCGCCCCCGTCGACCGGATTTTGGGTCCGCGGCGTAAAGCTCCGACCAATCGTTGATAACCCGCTCGCGAAGCGTTGGGTATGAGATCCGCTCGGCCCAAGCATCCAACAGCATCGCACCCCGGCGGCCGGAGCCGTCATCATAGGTGAAAACACCCCACACCGTGCAAGTCGAGGGGTCGCCGGTCGTCTTTTCCGAGTACGCGGTGTCGTACGACTGGAGCACGTAGTCAAATGCGGGCAGTGGCTTTTTCGCTGGCCATAGCTGGAAATGCGCGGTCTTGATGATGCCGCCGCCGGCCGGGGATGGGCGCTGCTGCAACTGGCCCGCGGCGCCGTATTCACCCAACGTGACCCGCAGCTTATGGACCGATTTCTCGTTAAACATCTCGGGCCAGAGCAGATCGCCCACCTCACGCCGGGGATCGGACCAGCCGATCGAGGTCACCCGGCGGTCGCCCTCGAACTCCATCGGCAGGCACAGAAGCTCGTAGTTGCCGAGATCCTGCATCTTTTCCAAGATGTGGCCGGTGAGGTCGTTCTCGTGCAGCCGCTGCATGACTACGATCGTTTTCGCACCCCGGGACTCACCGCGGGTAGAAAGGGTGCGGTCGAACCAGTCCAGCGCCATTTGCCGCTCAGCATCCGATTCCGCCTGCTTGGCGTTGTGCGGATCGTCCACGATTTTGCGGTCCGGGTGCTCACCCGTCGCCCGGCCGCCGGTAGAGGTGGCCATCCGCCATCCGCCATTGACCAGCGCGTACTTGGTCTTCTGATCCTCACCCGGCTTGATGCGGATGTCGGGCCAATTGGACTGGAACCACTCCGAGAGCAGGATGTCGCGGGTTTTTAGCGTGTCCCGGATCGAGAGATCCGAGCCGTAGGAGGCGCACATGTACCGCAACGAGGGATTCCCCAGCCACTCCCACACCGGCCAGGCGACCGACGTGAGAAGCGATTTCATACAGCCCGGCGGTATGTTCAGGATCAGGTTGTCAATCTCGCCGTGCGTCAGTGCCTCCAGATGATCGGCCATCGCATGGAGATGCCAGTTGTCGCGGAACTCGACACCGGGCTCGATCACCGGCCACGCCTGCCGGATGAACTCGACGAGCGAACCCTCAGCCGCACGCCGTAGCCGCTCCCGGCGGATCATGTCCATCAGGATCACGGGACCGGGGGCTCCCATTACTGTTCCTCGGCCTTTTTGGCCACCATCTTTTCAAGGAACTCCAGCTCCTGGTCCGATAGTCCGCGCAGCAGGTTCGAATCGATCACCACCGCGCCGTTTTCGCCAGAGCCGGTAATTTTCTTCTCGATTTTTTGCTTCGGCGTGTACTTCGGGTCATTCGACTCGGCGTAGAACCGCAGCAGCGCGTGGTCTCGCACCCGCTTCACCCCTACCGGGGTGCCTTGGTGCCAGACGTCCTCATCCCACCCCTCGACGGCGCGTTCATAGATCTCGTGGTCGACCCGGGCGTTCAGCACCTGCTCGATGACTTCAATCGCCTGATCTACGACCGGCATGCGGCGGCGCCACCCCAGCACCGTGGGGTAAGGGAAATTCAAGTGGCGGCACGCCTTATAAAGCGTCGTCTCCTGATCGATAGCGGTGGCGCACACCATCAAGATCGCCCGGGCACATTGCTCGATCCGCGACGCATGGACGTAGCCCGACTGGGTACCCACCGCTTCGCGCAGCCCGTCCAGCTGCATCCCGGTGATTTCTTCCCAGTACTCCACCGTCTCCGGGTTGGCCGGAATCGACTCCATGCGGACGAGCCACGGCTCGCGCTCGGCGTCGGGCACCCGCTTGTTCGTCATCTTTCTTGCCACTTGGCCGCACTCCGAATGTCTCAGATTTCGCCCATTTTATCATCCGGGCACCGGCCGGGCAACGAAAAGAACGTCCCTTGCGCCGCCTTCCTCTTCCTTTCGCGCGTAAGAGCCGGAAGGAACGTCGATCTTGACAGGGGGGAGGGGATTAGTCCCATTTATTCTTCGGATTAAGCTTCCGGCCCGGAGAGTGAATAAAGGGCCTCTGAAACATCACGCTTCCGATCACGCCAAGCTCTAAGAAGGACGCGGGTTTTGAAGCCGGTGTGTGGTGTGTGCGGGGTGTGAATAGGGTTCGAACGAAGTTGTCGTCCGGCGACAGGTTCGTTCCTTCTACGCGCGGGAGGCACTCCCCTCCACACGGCCCCAAATGCCGCGTCCTTCTTAGCATTTGGCGTGCATATATAGCGAAGGGCCGAGTTATCACGCCCATCACAATTGGATGTCCTGTTGATAACTCGGCTTAATCCTTTCCCGAATTTTGATCTATCCGGTATCGGTTCTGCCTGAAGCGTTTCGGATTACACCACATCCCGGGGGTGCGCTACAATCCCGAAATCACCCACCCGTCCACCCACCCTTCCCGGTGCCCCATGAAACCCGAACAGCGCCTCTGGCTCATCTTCTCCCGCCACTACCACCGTGCCGCGCTCTTGCAGCGTCACGAGGACCGGCTCTCGCCCGACATCCCCGATGTTTCCTTCGTCGATCGTTCCACCGGTGCCTGCGGCTGGGTTGAGTTGAAGGTGCTGCGCGGTTGGGGTGCCTGCTCCCATCTGCGCCCCGGTCAGGTCAACTGGTTACGCGACCGCGCCGCGCTCGGTGCCCCGGTCTGGTTTGTCGCCGCTGCCCCCGATGGCCGGCTCCTCTGGATCCCCGGTGCCCGGATGTCGCACCGCATGCGCGAAGCTGGGTGGGGTCGCGACGACTGGCTTGCCGCCGCCGTTCCGGACCCCTTCTCCGCCCTTCTCGGTACCGCGCCGCTATATGTATAGCCCAGACATGTTTCGAGCCGCTCGGAAGTACCTCCTCGCGGCTCGGGGGCCTATTGACGGGGTGCCGGTGCGGTCAGCCCGGGTAGACGAATTCCCCGGTGTCGGTCACGTAGGCTGTGCGCCGCATGGTGCCCGCGGCACATGAAAGCTCGACCACGACCGATCCCACGATCGGACGGGTGCCGCAGCGGACATTTTCCACCGTGGTGTAACGCGTGCAGAATTTGGGGTTGCTCGCTGCGCGGCGGACGAAAATTTCAGGGAAGCGTGCGATGGTGGTCATTTGGGATTCCTCGCTATGGCCTATTGGTGGGACAGGCCCCTTTCGGGGCCTCGGGGTGCTCGATCAGGCGTTCGCCGCTGCAGCTTGGCGTCGCAGGAAGGCGCGCAGGCGATTGCCGATGTTCATCCGCTGTTGCCCGACGTTCAGGTGCCCGTATTGGGCGCGCAGCGCCTCCGGGCTGGTGCCGAGCGTCGCGGCGACGTACTCGTAGCCCTGCTCCAGGTTCATCTCGCGGAAAGCCCGCGCCACCGCGTCGCCGTTGTCGACCGAGCGCACCTTCGTGCCGGTCTCGTCGGTCCGGGTGTAGCGCTGGTAGCGTTCGAGGTAGTCGGCCGGCACGATGCCGTTGCGACGTTGGGTGTTGATCAGCGTCCAGCCGCACCAATGGCAGCCGCATTGGTCGCCGTTGGTCACGACACCCCCGACCGCCGCGCCGACCCAGATCTCGGTGCTGCCGCAGCGCGGGCAGTGCTCGCCGTCAAATTTCTTGCTCGTCGCCTTCGGAACGGTGGCCGGGCGATCGGCACCCGTCAGGATCGCGGCGGCCAGCGAGAGCGGGCCGGAGGTGTTGGTCGCGGGCAGGTCTTCCGCCTCGGGTTCCTCCGCCATCGGCGCCAGCTGAGTCACCACCAGATCTTTCGCGCGGCGGTTCACGACGGCGCCCGCAATTTCGACGGCAACCCAGCCGCGGGTGCGGATTTCAACGATGACACCGAATTCGCCGTCGGTGGTAAGCACGTTTTGGCCGGCGGTCAGGGTGGGGTGCAGTTGGCTCATGGTACTTTCCTCGCTATTGTCTATTGAAGGTGTGGCTGATTCGTCGTCCGATCAACCACGGCGTTATTAAATCACCTTCCGTCGTCCGACGCAAGTATTTCGTCGTCCGACGGACCGGAATCAGGCGGCGGAAAACAACATTGCCAGGACGAGCAGCGCCGAACAGGCCACGATACCCACGACCGCACCCAACATGTCGCCGTCGATATTGGCGTCCCTAGCAAACGGGATCCACCGCTCTTCGCGCGGGCTGTGGCGCAGGAACTTCAAGTGCCGCTCGTTCTCGCGAGCCAGCCGATCCAGTCGGCGGATTTCTTCATCGGTAGGTTTGAATTTGTTCATTTCTCATTCTCCTTGCGCTTGGGGCCGTGCGGGGGTGGGGCGACCGGCGTCGATCTCCGGCGTTCGGATGTCGCCGAGCTTGTTCAGAGCCTGAGACGTGTCCGCCACGCTCATATCGCCTTTCGGCGCATGGGTGCCGCTCGACTATTGCGCATCGACCTGCGCATTCGCCCCGTTGATCGGTTACTGCTACGCAAACCCGTCGTTCCTCTCGACCAGCATCCACTGGCCGGGGCCGTGCCGCTGGTACGTCCTGCCCGACAGCGGGCCATACAGCACGATGCGCCAGTCGTGGTCAGGGTCTTGCGCAGCAAGGGCTTCGGCGTCGGCGCCGGTCATCAGCTCGTCTTCGGTCACATCGTTGAGTTCAGACCAGACCGGCGCCCCGTCCTTGTGAAGCGCGGCATATCCAAAGCCGACCGCGATCACGGCATCGGCCGGAAAATGCGCCGGGCGCGGGCCGCAGTTGAAGCAGCCGCAGTAATGGGCTGCGATGGGCGGGAGCTTGGTCCAGGCAGGCGCGTTTTCGATCGTGCTCATGCTTTTTCTCCGTTCACCCAGCTGACCAGCGCCTGCGCGGTAGCACGGGCGTCCTCGTCGAGCGGATCTGCGAGCAGGTTTGCCAGTGCGGCGGACAGCACCCGCTGGCGGGCCATCAGTACGTCATTTGCCCCACGCATCAGCTCATAGCGCCGATGGACTTCCGGTGCCGCCCATTCAGCCACCGCGTTGCACAGGTCGCGGAATTCCGCCCGGGCATTTTCCCATGCGTACCGCTGCACAGCGTCGTGGGCGGCCCGGGCGGTATCATAGGCCCCCAGGATAACATTCGTCTCTTCTTCGTTCAGGGGTTCCGTGGTGATATCAAATTTCATTTTGGTTCTCCTTGTTGCTTGTTTACCCTCGGTGCCGGTCTCGCCAATGCCCAGCGGCGTGGCCGGTTACTTTGCACCGGTTTCCAGCTTATTAGCTCGCCCCGTCGCTCCAGTGCGACGAGTGTTTCTCGACAGGTTCGGATCGAGTAGTTGGTCATCGCCGCCATCTGCGCAGCGGTGACGTTGCCCGTCCTCCGGACTGCCTCCCGCACGCACTCCATGCGATCTTCGATGCGAACCTGTAGCGCCACTTCCTGCTTGGTGAGCGTTCTTGCCGCCAACACCTGCTCCAACAGTGACGGAATCACCGCGCATCCTCCCGGCGTGCGGACATTTTTAACGCAAATTCGTCCGTAATTTGGCGTAGCTGCTCGGTGGTTAGGATCGTGGCGTAGAGCCCCGGGTCACGTTCCTCCGGCGACCAATCGCTGACCCGGCGCGGGTGGATGAACCCGTTGATGCGAAAGGTCAGCCGGCCGCGCAGCGCCGGTGGGAGCTGGTCGTACATTTCCACGACCAGCCGCGCCAAATCGGTGCGTTCGCGGTGCCTCACGAGCCATTCAGGGGTGGCCTTGGTTCCGGTGTCAGTGTGCATTTCGGTTTCCTCGCTATGAATTATGTACTGCGGCGTCTATTATACCGCCGATCGCCCGACCGGGCAATCGAAAAAGGCGGCCGAAACCGCCCTCTAGTCATTCTACATATGACCTCAACATTGCGCTATACCAGAGACATATGACTTCAACATTCCATCGCACCGCCGGCATAGTCTTTGTACTCCCATCCGAGCACTTTAAACCGCACCGGGGTGGGGTGGTCTGGGTACTGAACCAGGAATTCGAACTGGCCGGCCGGATCTACCGTCCCAACACCGAAGACTCGCCCATGGGTGCCTTTGTACACGGCGCAGTCATGCTCGCCCAGGATGGCACTGGCGAACCGGGTAAGGTTCTCGTGGAACCGCGGAGTGCCGACATAGAAGTTCACCTCATTGCGGCACCGGGCGCCGCCACCCCGGTACTCGACCCGTACCGAACAGACGTAGATGGGCATCAGATCCTCCTCTGGAAGAGGCCCCCGAAGGGGCCGGAATAGATCAGGCGGCCACCGCCTCCAAGGCCAGCTCCCACGCCCGCTGCTTGGTCGCGCGACCCGCACCAAACCACGCGGACTGCAGCCGGGTGTCCGGGGTCGCGGCGCGCCGCTCGTGGTCCACGAGCCGGGTGACCGCATTGAGTGCCCGCCACATGTTGGCACGCCCGGCCTCGGCGGAACCTACCCCGCCCTCGTAGATCTGGAGCAGCTGGGTCAGGTTCGGTGCCACGGTGTCCAGGTTCATGCGTTCCTCGATCTCGTCCTCGGCGGCCTTGGGGTAGAGCACGTTCAGAAAGTAACGGATGACGTCCTCGCGGTGCATGTCATAACGGCGCATTTCCGCCGCCCCCGTCTTGAACCGTTCCCACGATCCGCCAACCACCCCTAGCCGGGTCTTCACCGCCTGCGGGTCGAAGTGCGTCGAGTGTGGTACTCGAATCGCGGATTCGGTAGCCGCGGCGGGGGCAAGGGTGTTGGCGCAAACGACGCGCACGGTGGTGAAAGTGGCGGTGTTCGCCAGCGTCCCATCGCAGGAGGTGGCGAGCAGCAGGTAAGGCAGCACGACGTCGCCGGCGCTCCCACAATCGAAGGAGTCGTCCACCCGAGCCAGCGCCCAATAGACCGCGCCGCCGCGCAGAGATCCGGCGGTCTCCATTCGGAACCCGCCCGCCTCGGTAAGCTCGCGGAAGAACTCCATCACCGCGCGGGGCTGAGTGACACGGTAATTGTCTGACACCACCGAAAGCGCCGAGCCGGTGTCCGAACGATAAAGCACGTTGCGACGAGGAACCCGCATGAACGGTGTGGTCTCGCCGTCTTCGGTGGTCGCCGCGAAGTGTGCCGGTGCGGATTTCACTTCCCAGTCCAGGCCCGCCTCGCGGGTCCAAACCTCGATCGGAGAATCGGGCGTGAGCTGCCGCCCCAGCCCGTGCCAAGGGGTCTCCCCGGCGTAGGCGACGTTAGCGCGGCCGTTGGAGAAATCGAGTTCGTGTGCCATGGTGTATCTCCTAAAGACTAGCCCCTTGCGAGGCCAAAGGGATCAGATGCGGGTGCCGCAATCACGGAGGGACATCGCCACCGAGATGTGACTGTACCGGCGCCCGGCGGCGACGCCTTCACGGCGCACGGTGGAGCCGCACGGTACAAGGTTCGGTGCATCGATCGCGCCGATGTCGTGCTGCCACTGCAGAAAACGGCCTCCGAGGTACTCGGGGCGCAAATGGACAACCGCGTCCATGCCGGTAATGCAGAGGGTGGCGGGCAGTTCGCACATTTCGGTTTCCTCGCTATGGTCTATTGGGGGGTGTTTGGGTCGTCCGACCACACCGTTATTCTACCACGGTTGATCGGACGACGGAATGGTGCTAAAGTGCGCGGCGGCTCAGGAAATCTTCGACCTCATCATCACCCATAGACAATGGGAGCCGGATTCGTTCGTAGTCGTCCCCCTTCCATATGGTATCCTCTTCCGTAAAGTCGTCTTCCCGCACCCAGCTACCATCGGGCCAGACAAGCACGGCCCCGGTGCCGTCCTCCGGGTCTCCGTTGGCCTCTGGGGGTTCGGCCGGGGTCGACATAGCCGGAACCCCCTTCGCGGCCTCCCGAAGCCGTATCTCTAGTCTCGCGATGGCATTCCACACGAAGTGGGCCTCGTGCGGCAGCCCGGAGCCGCGAGGATCATTATCCACACCATCGCCGCCCAGCAGGTGCCGCATCATCGCATCGGTGTACCGCACCCGTGCATTGGGGACACTTTCCCATCCGCCCCGGGTGTACTTGTTCGCGCCAAAGGTGGCGACCTCGGCCACCGCCGCCAGCGCGAGCGGAAATTCGAGGAGCGTGCCCATCAGGACCTTTCCATCGTCGTCTTTGAATCCGGGTTTGTTGGTGTCGTTCATCTTATTCACCTTGTGCATACGGTTGCATGATCTTGAATTCTTGCGACCACGGCCAGCGCATTGCACCAGAGATTGCTGCGTCAAGCCTGATTGTGTTCACGTGAACAAGCATTCTTTGAAGAAGTTCTAGATGCGCCTGGGCGACGTCAGCGGGGTGACTATTGCAAGCGTAACCATCCCAGATCGTTGCGAGAGCTTCTTTGTCGTTCTGCAATAGTTCTATTCCGAGCTTCATGGCTTGGCCTCCTGTTTGCACGTAGTTCTCGTCTCTGCTGGCTTCACATCACCCAGCCATGACACAAATCCACCCCACTTTTCTGCCCTAGCAATGTCGCCGTCCCTGACGACGATTGTGTAGTCTCCGCGAATGGTGTCGGTGAATATGGCGTACCTGCGCACGGGCAGGTGTCCGTCCCACGTGGTCACGGCTTGGACTCCGGCTGCTGCCCCATCACAAGATCCAAAAAGCGGTATGCATGTACGCCATGATCCCGGCAGACCATCACCGGATCGCCTTTCCGGTGGTCGGCCTGATAGATCATGGGCGCAACAATAAGGTGCTCTCCGCAGCAACAGAGCGCCCCGACTGCGATGTGGTGGCCGTGCATCTTGTCTCCCTCCGTGATTCGCACGCCGTTTGCGTTTTCGAGAATTGTGGTCATGGCTTGGCCTCCTTGTCAGCATGACTTTGTTCGCGCAGCCAATCAGCCCATCTGGCCCGCAGTTGCTCCCACGTCAAGATCGCATCATCTCCGGGGAGCTTGAACCCTTTGACGGGCGGCTTCCGGGTGTCGTAC